GATGATTTTAGGTCTTGAGAAATCAAGGCCTTTTTTTTGAAAGGAATCATGACGTGGAAAATCCAAAACAACGCCCTGGCCCTGTCGAAACGGATCAAGATGCTGTGAACTTGGCAAAGCATCATTTGAATCGGCTCGAATATGCATCCGGCTTTGTGCTTGTCGCCCTTTATAACACTAAAATAGATGTCGTGATGAAAGGTGATGTATTCCAAGTCTCGGGAATGCTCAATATTGCCCATGATCACGCCATGAATGGCTTCAAAAACTCTTCGACCAGATCATAGAGTTCTATTCTCATAAGCTTCGATTTGTTCGAAAGCACGAGTGATCACAATTTTTTGATTTTTTGGGCTTAGGTGTTTCATCTGACTAAGCTTGAAAACTTTGACAGATGCATTCGATTCATGATCACAATGAATGCAACGGTAGGAAATAATCGCACAGGCCAAAACGTCATCAACATTCAGGTCATCATTCCAAAACAATTTTTTGTAGGGCAAATTTCTATATTTGTGCAGATTCAAAAAACACAAGAGCGCGTTTAGACTTAGTTTCAAAATCCCCCCCCTCGGAAAATTCACTCAACTTCAGGCGTGATATTGCATCTCTCCAAAAATTCCTGTTCAATGTGACTTTTTGCGTAAGGTTCCAGCATTGGCAAAACGTCAATTGTCAGGCTGTTTTTCCCATTGAATTTGAGAGGCAAAACAACCGTGACCGACTTCAAGTCAACTTCAAAATTTCCTCTCACCTTTTCGATTGAAGCCAAAACTTCCGCGTCAATAAGACCAATGAATCCAAGGTCAATTTCTATATTCATGGCAATGGCTCTCCAAATATTTTCAAATAAAGATTTCGAATTGCTTCACTCTCCAAAGAACTGATTGATTCTGCAATCTGAGCATAACATTTTTCTTTGATGAAATATTTTAGCTCTATATTCAATCGCTTTGAACTCCTCTCTAAACGACACAACAAAATATTTCTCAATATTGTTTCGTCTATCGTTTTTTCTTTGGCAATTTTATGTTTTTTGACTTCATTATTGCTTGGTCTATTTCTGAGACTTTGAATTTCCATAATTTTCCAATCTTATGCGCTGGCAAGGTTTTAGATTCAATAATTCCATACATTGTTCCTTTCGAAACGCCTAGATACTTGGCAATTTCTGTCACTGATAACCATCGATCAATAGCTTCGATTCCCTTAGATTTTGGCTTCATCGTGTTTTCCGCAAGGATACCCCCACGTTTACGTGGGGGAGGAATTGCGTCCTCCATTTGTTAATTGTTAAAAGCAAGCCTCGTCCTTTAGGGCGAGGTTATTGACTGTTCAACCTTTCCCATTGTTCACCGAAACGAAATCCCGCTTTCGCAAGCATTTTGTCCAAGTCCTCAATGAATTTAGGAATCAATTCGTCAAAAATCTTAAAGATCTTTTCGTCTTTCTCGACTGTCAAAATTTTCATTGGATTTTTTTTCATCGATGGATGATATTGGACAAAATCCCAGTGAGTCGCATCCATCACCCAAAGGCTATATTGATACTGCCAAACATATTCAGACTTGATTTTGTCCTCGACTAAAAACTTGACGAAATGAACCGCATTGAACGGGCACTTGATTTCAACTCCTTTCGTTTCATTGACAATCCCGTCCGGACTGCATCCCATTCTGAAAGAATCATCTTTAAAAACAAAGGGTAACTGTTTGACTTCATTGCCAGTTGAGAATTCATAATATGAACGTGCTGCATCCTCGTGGAAGTTTCCCCATTCGAGATATTTTGAATTCAATTCGTCAAAGGTCCCAGTGCAGATCTGAGCGCACAATTCTGCCAAATAGGTGTTTCTTGTTTCACTGCCAGCCTTTGCCACGGCCTTATTGACGTTTGAAGCTGAAATAACTCCCAGCTTTAAGATCTGCCACATAGTGGAACCTTGTTGAGCATCCGCAATTGCAATACCATATCTCTTTTGAAATGCGTCATAGAGACGAGACACGTCTTTGAGTGATTTCATGCAAAAACACCCATATAAGAATCTGCGACTTCTTTGACTCGCTTGAGAGTTTCGTGTGGATCATCGATATTGTCTTTTAACAAAATTCCACCAGGCGCATTGAATCTCAATTTGAAATCATTTGTTAATTCGGGAAAAGCTTGTTTCAATCGCGCAAAATTATCTGGATCAGCTTTTCTCATTGCCGCTGCAATTAATGAAGCAAAAGGGAGATCGATCGCCGAAATGCGTTTTGATATTTCATAATCAATCAAATTAAGATCTATCATTTTGCACTCCCATCTGAGTCACTCCCAGGAGCATAGTTTTTCAATTCTTTTTGGCTTGGCTCAATGGCTGGCTTTTCGTCTTGAATTTGCTTTTTTTCAACAAAATTCGTCAGCATTGAAATCGATTGATTCAATTCTTGATTCGTCAAATCCTCAAGTGATTTGACATCACGCTTGAAAATTCTGACTGCATGATCCATGAATTGACTCTCGTCTCTTTGCAAAGCTGACAATAATGCCCTAGCTTTTTTCAAGCTTCCCGAATCAAGGCTTTTTGCCGTTTGATTCAATTCAATGACGTCAGCTTCATTCGATACATCGATGGCGGTCTCAAGGCGTTCACGAGTGTTCGTCATTGGCCAAGACTTATAAGCCCTTTTGATCAGCGTTTTTTTCATCATTTCAGATTCGTCCGTCAACCATGGATTCTTTTTTGAATTGTCTTTCAAATAGGCTTTCCAAGCCGATGATCTATCTCGAATCGAATAGATTTCCTCATTTGACATCATTTCAGTAATGAACTCATTGTCATGCGTTTTCGCCACGCAATAGGCACCTAAAATCATGCCTCGATCTTTGAACGGGTTGAATGCGTGCAGTGGTTCTTTTCCCATGCCTTGATATTCAAACGTGTCCGCTTCCTTTACAATTTCAGCCTTTACCCATTTCACAGATCCAATATCAACGGCTAGCTGAATATAGCCGCGATAACTAATGTCTAAGCAGACTTTTTTGTCTCTCGGCACTAAATAGGCCAATTTTGAAACTGGACTCAAACTTAGACCAATCGCTGCCACATTGATAATGGATCTTTTGAAACTGTCTTGATCGCCCATGGCCACTGACGCCAAATAAGCATTCGACTTCAAAGCATCGAGTGCAAATGATGCTTCTCGTTTGAAATTAACAGCTTTGTGAATTCTTGCTAGCTCCTCAAATTGAGGCTCAACTCGCATGACAATTTGTTTGATATTCTCAAATCTTTCTAAATCACTCATCTTTTTATTTCCTCTCTCATTGTTTTTAGTCGCTTTTGATCGCTTTTGATCGTCTTTTATATGCGACGAATCGATGAAATGCATTTCAAATGTTCCACGTGGAACAATTTTGCAAAGTGATTAAAAATTGATCAATGCGTTATTATGGCAGACGGCATGCAGACGAAATCTAAAAAACCTTCAAAAATCCCAAAGGCCTCAAACTTCCATAGTTTCTCTTTATATGCCTATTCTTGAGAAAAACCCCATCGCCGTCACGCTCGTTTGAATTATCACTTGAGGTATTGCCCTCAATTGTTTGGACCACATCATCTGAGACAAGATTGACCACAATGCCTATGTGACCTTGCCAACTGGCCTTGCCGTCAACCCATCGTCGCCAAAGAATTAATGATCCGACTTCTGGCTTGTCGATTCGAAATGAAACTGGATTATTGAACCAAAAATTGCAGACTGATTCACTCAAAACCAAAGCACTTGAATACTTAAATCCTGGAATATCAATCGCTGATTTTATGACATTTCCCCAGGTCTTTATGCAATAACTTGAAAACCCAGAACACCACGCTTCCCCTGCAGATTGCCCATCAACTGCTTTTTGGAACATGCGAACAAACTCGCCTTTGTTGTTCCCCCCGACTTCTCTCACTCCTTCAAAGGTTTTCGCATAAGCGGCAAGGCCATTGTTTAATATTTCATTAACGTCTTCTTGAGTCATTTTCTCCCCTCAACTTCTTTCAATGGTGATGAAATTTTTGTCCTCATTAGGCAATGCTGTAGCCGTGTTGCTATAGGCTTTTAGTTTCCCCTCTTTTTCTATTCTTTCCCACTCCTCAACTGCCAAGTCCCCATCCCTGTCAGAATTATAAGACATGATGACATCGGTCACACCTTGCCGTCTTAAACTCATGGCTAGGCTCACCGCCAATTCCCTTGATTCTTTATCTGTCTTGTTTTTCTCGAGAAACCATTCAATGCCTAATAGAAGAACTCGACCAATTGATTGATTGCCGATGACACTTGAAATCAAAGCCAACACCGATTGGATCATTATCCCCCCTTTAGACTAAAATCTGACTGGCACGTCCGTCACTCCATAGGTATGAATTCGAATTCTCATGCGCTCACCATTGGCGTGATTTCTCTTTGATACAAACTGATAAGCGCAAAGCCCTTGAGGCATTTTAAACTCGAACGAATCACTGGGATTTCGATCAAATATCTTGCACTCATCTCTTTGGCTCAATGGTGTAACAATAACTTTTTCTGGAAAGGTAAACTTTTGGACCAACTCCTCAGCACTTTGACAAAACCCACGGCCTACAAAGTACCTAGTTTTGCCGTTGCACTGCATAGACATTGAAAGATCAAATTCTGGTCTGTCGTCTTGGAAATCAATGAATCCAAATCCAACACGTCTTGATTTTTCTTCTAATGCATAAATATGCATCGGACAGGTTCTTAAATTCTCTAATTCATCGTGATTGGAGTAGTCATACATCACACTCTTATTGAACCAACCCACATTTCCAGGCTTGTCGATCACGTCTTGACGATGACAAGTTGTTATAATAAGTCGGTCAATCTTTTCCCCTGGAGGTTCAATTTCGATTCTGTATTTATGATCTTTATTGCCTTGCGGTATTCCGAAACCAATGAACCAAAAATCATTGACTTTAAAACGCAGATCATACAAGAATGACTTCACCGGTTGGGAATCACCAGACTTCGGCAATCCAGAACAAGACACCAAGAAAAGAAAGACTAGAAAAAGTCTCATTTCCATTTCACTCCATCACTTGTGACAAATCTTAATACAATGATCACAATTCCTAGAATACTTCCCGCAATCGGCGGTTGAGTTTTTATGATATCTTTGACAGGCCCTTCGACAATGGAAAGGACCGCGACTCCAATCGCAGTCCAAAAAGTCTTGGATTTCCAAATAGGCTTTTTCTCATCCATTTTTCTTTAAAACCCCGACCAGCTCAGCAGTTG